ATAATAAATAATAAATCACAACTATATAAAAATTGGAAGTTAATGTACTTGGACTCAGCAATGCTAAGTGCTGATCAAATTAAAAAAATAAACCATCAGTACGATAATAAAGAGTCAACCATTAATAAAATGAACCTTTTAAAAATCTTAAACAGAGAAGGTTTAAACTTTTTTAACATACACACATTTTTAATAGCACTTAAGTCGTCTTTAAGGAATAATAATTAATGAGTCAACAAAACTTTTCTAAATTTGGCAAGCCTTTTCAAGAAAAAGTCTTTCAAAGCATGCTTACAGACATTAACTGGTCTGCACAAATGATCGAAGTTATGAGTCCTGAATACTTTGATCTTAAATACCTTTCTTTTCTTTGTGAAAGATACTACTCATATTACAATAAATACAAGACTTTTCCAACTTTAACAATCTTAATTACGATTATTAAAGAAGATTTATCTAAGTCTAAGGATCACGTTTTAAGAGATCAGATTATCGAGTATCTTCATCGTATGAAAACAAACCCAGACATGGGTGATCTACAATATGTTAAAGATAAGTCTCTTGAATTTTGTAAGCGACAAGCATTTCGCGATGCATTAGAACAAAGTGTAGAACTAATTCAAACTGAAAAGTATGAATCTGTTCTTAATATTATGAAAGAAGCAATTTCTGTAGGTATGCCTAATACTGCAGGCCACAACTTCTTTGATGACATTGAAGCTCGGTTTGTTCAGATAAACAGGCAGGTTTGTCCGACTGGATTAGATAAGATTGACTCACAAGATATTCTTCGAGGAGGCTTAGGCCGAGGTGAGCTAGGTGTAGTTGCAGCAAATACAGGTGTAGGTAAATCTCACTTCCTTGTTGCTATGGGATGTGCAGCTATGCGTGCGGGTAAAAATGTAATACACTACACATTTGAATTATCAGAACATGATACTGGTAAAAGATATGACTCAAACCTTTGTGATATTCCCTCTAACGAGATTATTGAAAGAAAGCAAGAAGTAATTGATAAATATAATAAGATGGAGCTAGGAAAGCTTATTATCAAGGAATATCCAACAGGATCTGCATCTGTAATGACTCTTCGCAATCATATTGAAAAGCTTACTTTAAAAGGTTTTAAGCCAAGTCTTGTAACAGTAGATTATGCTGATGTTATGAAGTCATCTAAAGCATACGATTCATTAAGACACGAGTTAAAACTAATATATACAGAGTTAAGAAATCTTGCAGTTGAACTTAATATTCCTATCTGGACAGCTTCTCAAGCAAATAAAGATTCATCAAAATCAGATGTTGTAGGACTAGAAAACTTAGGAGAATCTTACGGTAAAGCTCAAGTAGCTGATGTAGTGCTTTCAATTAGTCGAAAGCCTATGGAAAAGTCAACAGGTGGAGGTCGTATCTTTGTGGCAAAGAACCGTGCGGGTAGAGATGGTTTGTTATTCCCGCTTCATATTGATACTGCTAAATCAAAGTTTGAAATTCTTGATGATACTGAAATGACTTTAAATGAAGTTGTTACTCAAGATAACAACACAATGAAAGAAAAATTAAGAGAAAAATGGAAAGAGGTAAATAAAAAAGATGATTAATATTCATTTAAACGAAAATTTAAAATTTGCACTTAAAACAAATAATATTGATGTAAAAGACTATGTCCCGGCATATAATGGAGAGAGTGCGGGTCTTGATCTTTTTAACGCAGGAGACAAGGTCACACTTTTACCTCAAACTGTTTTGCCAAAAAACTCAAAAATTTTAATAGGTACAGGCCTACATTTAGCTGTGCCAAAAGGCTGGGTAGCTTTAGTTCAAGAAAGAGGATCAATTACAAAGACGCCTCTTAAGGTTAGAGCAGGTGTTATTGATAGTGGATATACTGGAGAGGTATTTGTTAATTTAATTAACACTAGTAATGAAGAATATAAAATAGATAGAAACCAAAAACTTCCAGTTCAAATTGTTGTCGTTAAGTGTGATAATGAATTTAACATTGTTAGCGAAGAAGAATATTTAGATATTACCCAATCTTCCCAAAGGCAGGCCGGCAAAGTAGGAAGTTCAGATTAAATAAAAGGAATTTTTATGAAAAAAGAATGCTATGGTATTACTATAGATTTAGACAAGGATAATCTTTTAACAGACTTCTCTAGAAACTTATTAAGAGATTACTATATGAATGAAGATGAAGAATCTCCTCAAGAAAGTTTTGCAAGAGCAGCTGTAGCATTCTCAGGAGATATGTCTTCAGAAGACAACAAACTGCTAGCTCAAAGAGTATACGATTATGCATCAAACGGATGGTTTATGTTTAGTTCTCCAATCTTGTCTAATGCACCAAAGCCTAATCAAAAAACTCGCGGCCTTCCTATATCTTGTTTTTTAACTTATGTTGACGACTCCCTTGAAGGCCTTATTTCACACTCTGATGAACTAAGATGGATGTCTGTAAAAGGTGGAGGTGTAGGAGGACATTGGAGTGATATTAGATCAAACAGCTCTATTTCACCCGGGCCTATTCCGTTTCTTAAAACTGTTGATAGCGACATGACAGCATATCGTCAAGGTAAAACAAGAAAAGGTTCTTATGCAGCTTATCTTGATGTAAGTCACCCAGACATTATGGAGTTTTTAAATATCAGAGTTCCAACAGGTGGTGATGTTAATCGTAAGTGCTTCAACTTAAACAATGCTGTTAATGTAACAAATGAGTTTATGGAGGCAGTAGTTGCTGGAGAATCTTGGGACCTTAAAGATCCTAACGAAGGAACTGTTAGAGATACTGTTGATGCAAGACAGTTATGGCAAAGAATTCTTCAGGTTAGATTTAGAACAGGCGAGCCATACGTTAATTTTATCGACGAAGCAAATAGACACTTACCACAGTTTCAAAAGGATTTAGGGTTAAAAATACATGGATCAAATCTCTGCAATGAGATCCATTTGGCGACTTCTCCTGAAAGAAGTGCAGTTTGTTGTTTAAGTTCTCTTAATATTGAGAAATACGACGAGTGGAAAGATACAACAATTGTTGCAGATCTTATTGAATATCTAGATAATGTAATAGAATACTTTATTAGCAACGCACCTGACAGCTTGTCTAGAGCAATTAACTCAGCAAGAGCAGAAAGAAGCTTAGGCTTAGGTGCAATGGGTTTTCATGCATACCTACAAAAAAAGAATATCCCGTTTGAATCTGGTATTGCTGTTGCGGCAAACAAAGGTATATTTATGGATATTAAAGAAAAGGCAAAACAGAAAACAATAGAGCTGGCCAAAATAAAGGGTGAGTGTCCTGATGGTGTAGGATATGGTGTAAGAAACGCGCATCTTCTAGCTATTGCACCAAATGCAAACTCTTCTATTATTGCAGGAACATCACCTTCAATTGAGCCTTGGAAGAGTAATGCATATACACATCGTACAAGAGTAGGATCTTATCTTGTTAAAAACCCACATTTAGAAACTGTAATGCATAGCTATGCAGATAAAAACATAAGTGATAACAAAAAAGAACAGTGGTTAAAAGATCAATGGAAGTCAATCATACTATCAGAAGGTTCTGTGCAACATTTAGATTGGATGACAGACTGGCACAAACAAGTATTTAAGACTGCTTTTGAACTAGATCAGCGCTGGATTGTTGATCACGCAGGTGATAGACAAGAATATGTCTGTCAAGGGCAGAGTGTTAATCTATTCTTTCCTGCAGGAACTGATAAGTCTATTGTTAATGCAGTTCATATTAGAGCTTGGAAAAAGAATTTAAAAGGCTTATATTATCTTAGGACAAACGCAGGGGCAGCTGCTGAAAAGGTAAGTCAAAGTGTTAAGCAAGATAAACTACAAGATTTTGCTGATCCTGATGAATGCTTGAGCTGCCAAGGTTAATTTTTAATTTTTAAGTATTCTTCTTTTGTCATTTCTATTACAATAGGATCTCTTGGTATTTTGTGACCAACAAATTCTATATTATATTCTTTACATAAACGTTCAATTTCATTTAAGTTTGTTGAACTGTCTTCCCAAACTTGAACTTTTTTAATGCTTAGATTTTTATCTAAAATGTCTTTAACAACATTTACTTTAAATTGTACAACGCTTGGGCTGTCATCTTTTCTTAAAAACATTTTGTCTTTGTCGAAGTTTAGTCCTACATTAGACATCATATCTTCTATGTGATTTTTTAATATAATGTTTCTTCCTGTACAAAATACATTATAAACTCTTACATTGTTTTGTGAATCAATAGCATTTTTAACAACATCAGTCTTCCAATATTTATTATTTAACGGAGGATTTAAAGGCATAAAAGGCGGGCCAAGGCTTTCTGTACTAGTGTCCCATTCTTCTGTAATGTTTTTAGCAAGTGTAGGAGGATTTTTAGGATCCCACAGTTTGTACACAGAAATATCTTCATACCACCAATCAGGCGGAAAAGGACTTCTAAATAAAGTATCGTCAAAATCATACAAATGTAATTCTTCATAAGCAGACTCTGACTCATTTAAGAAATTTTGCCATGATTCAATTAATAATTTAAACTCTTTGTTTTTCATATATCATCTTAGTGTAAATATTTAAATATACATATACAATACGGTAAGGAAAAGACAGTGTTTGTTTTAAAAAAATATATTAAGTTATACTTAAACGAGACTACTTCTAAAATTGATAATAAAAGAAAAGTTGTAGCAGCAGCAATTATTAAAGGTAATAAAATTTTAATTTTACAAAGAGGTGATACTGCACCATGGATGCCTGGAAAATGGAATTTGCCAGGAGGTATGGTTGATTCTGGAGAAAATAATGAGCATGCTGTTGTGAGAGAAATAAAAGAAGAAACAAATATAGTAATTAGCGAAAAAGATGTCGAGTCTATGGGGTATTTTGATGGCGGAAGTTATATACTTGAAACTTTTAAAGCATATACAAATTCAAATGAGTTGCCTGATAATATTTATAATGCTGATGATAGAAACTCTAAATTACCGATTAGCGATGAACTAGGATTTTCAGAATCAATGGACTACTCTTGGATTAGTCAAGATGAAATAAACAATTATGAATTTGTTCCAACTGTAAAAGATACACTTAAAAAAGTGTTTAGCAACATGTAAGATAAATAAAAATTAAGGATAAAAATGTCATTACTTAAATATAATACAACGTACAAGCCTTTTAAATACCCGTGGGCAATGGAAATTGCAGAAAGCCACGAAAAAATTCATTGGGGAAGCTGGGAAGCAAAGCTTGCTGAAGATGTTAATCAGTGGAAAGGCGGCAAAGTTTCTAAAGAAGAAAAAAATCATATTACACAAATACTAAGATTGTTCACACAAAGCGACGTGCAAGTAGGCGGCAATTATTGCGACCTGTTTATTCCTAAGTTTAAGAATAATGAAATCAGGAGTATGTTATTAAGCTTTGCAAATCGTGAAGGCACACACCAGAGGTCATACGCTCTCCTCAATGACACTCTAGGTCTTCCTGAAGAGGAGTATAGCGCATTTTTAGAATATAAAGAAATGAGTGACAAAATAGAGTTTATGCAGCAAAACGATGTAAGCACCAAGAAAGGCTTGGGTTTAGCTTTAGCGCAATCTGCTTGCAATGAAGGAATGAGTCTATTTTCAGCATTTGTAATGCTACTAAACTATCAGCGGTTTGGTAAAATGAAAGGAATGTGCGAGATCGTTGAGTGGAGTATTAGAGACGAGACTATGCATGTTCAAGGTATGACACAATTATTTAGAGAGTATGTTAAAGAACATCCAAGGATTGTTAATGACGAATTTAAAAAATCAATTTATAAAATGTACCGTCAAGCTGTTAAGCTAGAAGACAAGGTTATTGATCTTGCTTATGAAATGGGTGATATTGAAGGTCTAGATAAAGAAGAAGTAAAGCAATATATTAGATATCTAGCAGATAGAAGACTCATTCAGCTTGGTCTTAAACCTAACTTTAAAGTAAAAACTAACCCTCTAGACTGGCTCGACTGGATTATAAATGGTGATAGCTTCAAAAACTTCTTTGAAGGAACAGTTACAGACTATAATGCAGATGGAATGAGCGGTGATAGCTGGGGTTGGGAATTAATTGGATAAAGAAAGAGATTATATAATGAAAGAAATATTATTTTTTAGTTCACCGTGGTGTGGACCTTGTAAGCAAATGAAAAACATGTTAACTGAAACTATTAGAGATGAACTAAAGATAAAGTTAGTTGACATTACTGAAGATATGGATTTAGCTACACAATATCAAGTAATGAATGTTCCAACTTTTGTAGTTGTTGAAGACGGTAAAGAAGTATCTAGAAAAATAGGCGCTACTACTATTGATTCACTTCGATCGTTGTAAAAAAACATCTTTACTAATATAATAATAAAAAACAAAAGAAAGGCTAAATTTAATGATTAATTTTATTGCAGACGTATCTTCACTTGTTAAAGAGTTAGAACTACATGCTGATCCTGTAGTAATTACAGTAAACAAATTTGACGAGGAGTCTGCTAATGAGTTTTCAAATCTAGTGAGTGCTGCACAAAATACAGGACAGAAGGTAATTCCAGTTGTAATTGATTCATACGGAGGTCAAGCTTATTCTTTACTTTCAATGATCGGCACTATTAAATCTTCTAAGATACCTATTGCAACTATTGTAAAAGGTAAAGCCATGTCATGCGGAGCTCTTCTCGCTTCTTTTGGTGAAGACGGTCTTAGGTTTATGGACAAAGATGCAATTTTAATGATTCATGACGTTGCAGCATCAGCTTTTGGCAAAGTAGAAGAGCTCAAATCAGATGCAAGAGAAGCTGAAAGGCTTAACAAGAAACTTTACACAATGATGGCTAGAAATTGTGGAAAGCCTGATGATTACTTTTTAAATCTTATTCATGACAAAGGTCATGCTGATTGGTTTTTAGAAGCTGAAGAGGCAAAAGAACATAATCTAGTTCAACAACTAAGAGTTCCAGTCTTAAAAGCAAAAGTATCTGTGTCAATTGACTTAGAATAATACTTATAATACTTAAATTTAAAAAGGCTAAATATGAAAAACATACATGAAATGTTTAATCAGTGGAGAAGTTTTTTGTCAAGTAATAGTTTATTGCATGAGATTAGTCAAAAAACCATAAATCAGGACTATAGCAGCGCAAAAGACTTTATTGATAGTTTTGTAAGAACTGATTTATCTGCATTTTATTGCTTAAATTTATTAATTGAAAATCTTTCTTCTTATACAAAATATCTAGAAATAGTAAACGATGCTGATAGCGAATTCTTAGGATTTAGGTTAAAAAAAAGTTTTTTATATAAACGTGAAGAAGAGTTAACTGATGACAACGTAAGAGACTTTATAGAATTTACAATTCAGTGTATAGAAATCCTATTGAAAGATAAGCCTTTTTTAAAGTCTGAAAATTCGATAGAAGGTCTTAGAAATAAAATAGAAAAAGAGAGGGCAAAACATGGAACAGTTTAGTACTTTAAATAAAAACAAAGAATACGTGACATCATTACAACAAGAGGTTGGTGTCAAAGCTGATGGTATTTACGGACCTAACACTCACAGAGCTGTTAGAAATTACTACGGCATGCCAATTATGATGCATATGGGTAAAGTAGTGCCAATTGATTCACCGTTAGAAGTTAACTGGGATTTGCCTTTATATGAACTCGATGATGGAACAAAAAATTGGTATAATAGAAAGAAAGACCCAAGCACAATTTGTGTGCACTGGGGTGGTCTTAATACAAGGCACTGCTATAATGTTTTTAATCTTGCAAGAGGACGTCATGTGTCTTCGCATTTTTTAATCGGTAGAAATCATAAAACAGGTGAATATGAAATTTTGCAGTGTTTAGACACAGGATTAGTTGCCTACCATGCAGGTAAATTTAATAAACACTCTATTGGCGTTGATATTTGCATGCATCCGGAAGAAAAATACTGGGATAAAACAAAAAATTGGTACCCAGACGCAAGCCTTGAAGTGTGCAAAATTCCAGATAGCAGAGTAAGAGGTAGAAAAACAGTAATGATTGGTGATGATTTTTCTGCTGTTTGCCGTCAATTCTTACAGTCTTTAAAAGAAGCAACAGGTCTTGAAGACAAACCTGTATGTGAAAGCTTAGAAGTTATGTCAGTAGGAGAAGCTACTAAATATAGTATTGTAGGACACCACAACATCTCAGCTAAGAAGTGGGATGTCATTCCTTGGGCAGAAAAACTATATTACGGATTAGATGAAAATATAGTTTAAATTTTGTGTAAAATAATTATTTTTGTCATATAATTTATATTATTAAACAAGAGGTTAAATATGACAAAAACACACTATCTTTACGACGATAATATTGGTAAAATTGAATTAGTCCAATCAATGGGTGAAGACATTACTGTCGTTAACTCTGCTAGAGTATCTTTTGGCGTAGAGAAAAACTGTCTAGATGACAAAGACAAGAAGTTAATTAATTATTTAATTAAGCACCAGCACACTTCTACACTAGAGCATAATATTGCTACCTTTAGAATTAAGGTACCGCTCTTTATTAGATCACAACATCATCGTCATCGAACTTGGTCTTATAATGAAATATCAAGAAGGTATACAGATGTAAACATGGAGTTTTATATTCCTCAAGAGTATAGAACTCAACATAAATCAAATAGACAGGCTTCAAACATCGAAGAAAAGATTAATCCTCAAATGGATTCTTTTCCCATTCTTTTAGAAAGTAGGCTCTGTAATGAAGCAGTCGACTATCATGTCCAAAATTCTATTACACTATATAACGATATGATTAGCAAAGGTATCGCAAGAGAACAAGCAAGAATGATACTACCACAAAACTTATACACAGAATATTACGCTACAGCAAATCTTAACAATATTTTAAAGTTTATTAGTTTAAGAACCCACGAAGGAGCGCAATGGGAAATTCAAAAACTAGCTGTGGGAATGCTAAATATTATTAAAGAATTGTGGCCTGTTACGGTAATGTCTTATAACAATTTAAGTAAATAAAATAATTAATTGTTATAAGGAGATAATTGACATGAAAATAAAAAATCTTTTACTTGAAAGACACAGTGATTTAATTAATTGCTTAATTAGGTGTAGAATTAAAATCGAAGACAGAGATGACCCGACTGTTTTAGATATAATGACAGATATGAGAGCTTTACCAGGCGTTGTGACAGTTAGACAAACAAGGCCAATATCAGATGTAGTAACCTCTTATGGCCACAGACTTATAGAACTAAACGTTTCTTACATTCCTAGTTTTATTGAAGACAAAGATCCGTTTATGACTATGATTAGGTCACTTAAAAAAGTAGACGGCATTGACATGATTAAAGTTATGGAACACGATGATCAAGTTATAAATAGCAAAATAGAAAAAACCCCACTAATAATTTAGGAGAAAAAATGAATTTAGACGATACAACAATTGCACAAATAGTAAAACTTATTCAGATGGCTTTAATTACAGGCACTGATATTGTTGATCACTTAAGAATGATGTTACTGGAAGTTAACGATAACAACAAGATTGTTTTAGACAGCGAATACGCTGATGTTTTTGAATCACAAATTCAAAAAATGCTAAGTGCATCGCAAGAAATGCAGAAAGAGAAAGATGAGTAAAGATAGGCTAGCAGAAATATTTAACAAGCGTGAAAATTTTATGCTTTCAATTAAAGATAAATACCAAGATGCATATCCTTCTTGGCCAGTAGATATATCTAACAAAACTAGTCAAGTTGTGCTTAGAGAGACTGCTTTAAAAGGCGTTGAAGAAATGTTTGAGGCACTTGGACATCTTAAAAACTGGAAGCCTCATAGAGACACTGAAGTTCCTGAGATCGATAGAGAAGAGTTTTTAGAAGAAATTGTTGACGCTTTTAACTACTTTTATTCTTTAATGATTCTTATGGGAGTAGACGTAGAAGAATTTTATAATGCTTTTAATAGAAAAGACGAGATAATTAAAGAAAGGCTAGTTAAAGGTTATTAGTCTAAAGGACTAAAATGTTTTTTCATGACGATTTAGAATTCTATAAAAATCAAGATTTTAGATCGTTAAAATATATTTCAAGCGTATGGGAAACAATACAATTTGATTTGTTGTTTATTTCAGGAATGGTAAGCAACGGCAATATTACTATTACCTTAGAATCTGACTGCATACAAATAATAGCAACATCAAACTTTAGAACAATATTAAATAAAACTTACAACCCTGACTTTATACATTCATTAAATTTGTGTTATGACTTTGTGGTAGACATCACAGTCAACATTATTAATACAACTACGGACTTTTATTTTGAGGCTATTAGCTGTAAGTACTATTATGACAAGTCTGTAGCAGATGATGAAGGCTTTATAGAATGCATTATATCATCAAATTTGCAAGTAAAGAATATTAACGAATTTAAGTTGTGCTTCTTTAAATCAATAGTAAAAGAATTGCAGTTTGCAATAAACAAAAACGTTTTTCACTTAGACATAGAAAACAAAGACTTGATTGTTTCAGATATCGACGCAAACTTAGAGCTTGTAATGTGTATATCACATTTGAAAAATATTGAATTTGAATCTGCACTAGAAAAAATACAAATACTGAATGAAGACGCAGATCTTATAAGACAGTTAAAAAAACAACTAAGTTAATACTAAAAGTGTAAATTAAATAAAAAAAAATTATAATAAATGGTAAATAACAAAAGGAGAAATAATTTGCCAATTAATAATGATCTTAAACCAGTTACTCTTCCTATGGACCTTAAATTCGATCAACCACAAGTTACTCATTTTATTAATAATCTAGAATCATTAAATATCGAGCTTATTGATGGCCCAACAAGAGAGCAAGCACAGAAAATTGCTTGGCATATGACTAAAGCAACATGGGCTGATACACCTAACGAAACAGCATTTGAAAATGCAACTCCTGAAGAGGCTTCACTTAACTTGCAAGATGTGCTTAACTTTAGAGCACTTCCTACACCAATGGAATGTTTAGGCTTTACTTTTAAGATTAGCGGTATTGATACACAAACTGTAACACATTTAATTAGACACCGTGCAGGTTCTTTTGCAGCGCAATGTACAGGTGATCGTGATCTTAGAAATGACAACGTTTTGGTGCCTGAGTCTGTAGAAAATTCAGACTTTCACCAACGATTTATTGATGTTGCATCTGCAGCAAAGCAACTCTATGCTGACATGGTTGACTCACGTGTTGTATCTCTTATGGATGCACGAGTTATTCTACCTAAAGCACTAGAAACTTTCTATGTTGCGCGATTTAATCTTAAAGATCTGATTGGTTTTATTAGACAACGACAAGATGTACAAATCCAGCCTGAAGTGGACAATATCATCGCAACACGTATTGCAAAAATTGTTTGCACAGCAATACCAGAAGTCTGTCGACGAGAAGAAATTAATGGTAACAAGTCTGGTGAAGAAAAGATCTTTACGAAGATGTGGAATGATGATGTTAAAGCTGTAAACTTGATCAAACAACAACTTGATAAAGAGTTTTAAAACAGTTATAGTCAACAAACTTTATTGTAAAACATTTATAAACATAAAAATTTAATTATAAAAGGAAAACTTTAATGAAAAAGATTTATTTAGCTAGCGGATGGTTTAACCCTACACAAGATGCAGAACTTACACAACTTGAAAAGATTTTTGATGACCGAGCAGAACATTTTGAATTAGCTTCACCTCGAAGAATCTTTATTTGCCCGCCAAATGCACCAAAAGAAGTTCAAGATGAAACTTTTGAAGGTAATTTACATCATATTGAAACAGCAGACTTCTTACTAGTTAATACGCGTGACAAAGATATTGGCACTATTTGGGAAGCAGGATATGCTTTTGCACATAAGCGACCAATTGTTTATTTTTGCGCAGGACTACCAGAAGGTGCAAAGTTTAATTTAATGTTGGCAAGAAGTGGTATTAAGGTATGTACTTCTTTTGAAGAATTAGAAGACTATCTAGATCGAACAATCAATTCAGGTGAATTACCAATTGAGCCTTACGCAGATGCAATTGAATAAAGAAACTTTAAAGTTCTGGTCTTTTAAAGATACTAAGCATTATAAAAATGCAAAATACAAAGATCTTTTTAATAATAGAGCTGAAAGAAGATTTATATTTGAAAAGTCTTACTTAATAACCTTTATAGATAAGGAAACTAGTAAAAAGTCAAGTGCAATTCCTTTGTTTTTTAAAACAAACAACTTTCCACTTGGATATTATTGTGCGTTAGGTGAAGACAATGAAAAAGTATATTTCAGTGATAAAGAAATAATTGAGGTGTTCTATGAATCTTAAATACGAAAAATTTTTTAAAAACTATGCATTCCATAATATTATAGGTCATCCTATGATGCAGATCTTAAACTGGATAGGAAAATCAGATTTAGCTAATAAAGTTCATGATCAAACTCTTCCAAAAGAAGGTGTTGAAGAAGTAAACACAGCAAACACAGAAAATGATGTTCCAGAAGTTAATCGTACAATTCTAAAGGACTAGACATGCCAGAAGAGGAGAAATTAATTTAAAACAAAGCAACCTTCTGGCATATTTACTATAAATAGAGGAGGTAGTATGAAGACAAATCACTATATTTATATTACAACAAACAAGTTAAATGGTAAGAAATACGTAGGAAGATGCTCTAATATAGCTGCATGGGAAGCAGGATACCTAGGCTCAGGTAAGTGGCTTAAGCTTTCAATCAAAAAGCATGGCAAAGAAAACTTTGAAAGATCAACGCTGGAAGAAATATACGGAGACATAAAAGAAGCTATTATTGCAGAAGAAAAGTGGATATCATACTATGACGCAAAAAACAATGAAGACTTTTACAATCTTTCAGAAAACTGTGGTGGGTTTGATAAAGGTGATACTCACACAGATGCTACAAAAAAATTAATTTCAGAAAAGACTAGCAAAGCAATGAAAGCTATGGGAAGAGAATATTATGCAAATAGAAAACAAAGCGGCACTGGTCGTACACCATCTAATAAAGGAAAAAAGTTTATAAAAGGTACAGAAGAGTATGAAAGAGTGTACGGTAAAAGAAAAAAACAATCTTTAAAACCAAATGCTAAAAGAGTTGAAGAAATAAAACAAGCCTGGAAAGAGTACCTAGAATCAGGAGGATCTAGTGCTAGAGCTTTTCAAAAGCAAGAAAGAATTAGTAGATTAACTTTTACAAAAATTATTGACGGAACATTTCAGCCAAGAACTAAAATATCTTATGAAGAGCTTTCTCATAAAGAAATTGTAAAATATGAAAATTTATACTATAATGAAAATATGACAAAAAACTGTATAATTAAGCATAATCCTATAACAAAGACTACTTTGGATAAAATATTGTTAAATTATCAACGCCGATTATTTCGGAAGGAGAATTAAATCGCCTGAGGGACCTGAAGTAAAGTTATTTGTAGAAAGACTTAATCAAAACTTTAGATATAACATGATTAAGTCTGTTAAAGTGATGAGTGGTAGGTATTTAAAAAAGCCAATAGAAAACTTAAATAGTCTAGTAGGTAAAGAAATTCAATCATTTGACTGCAAAGGCAAGTTTATTTGGATAGACTTAGATGACGTAATTGTTTTCAATACTCTAGGAATGACTGGAAATTGGTCTCGAGAAAAATCAAAACACTCAAGAATAGAATTTACTTTTTACGAAAACGATACACTCTATTTTAACGATATCAGAAATTTTGGCACTTTTCAAGTTAAGACTCGATCTGAATTAGAAAAGAAGTTAAAGTCTATTGGACCAGATATGCTTTCTAATCCTCCCGATGACTTTGTCGCTCGTTTAAGAAAATATAATCATAAAAATATTTGTGAAGTTATAATGAATCAAAAAGTAATTTCTGGAGTTGGAAATTATATCAAGGCAGAATCTTTATGGTATTCACGTATTAATCCATTTGTGCTGATTAAAGATTTAACAGACACAAATCTGGAAACACTTAAAAAAGCGATTGTATTTGTAATTAATAAATCATACGCAGAGCAAGGTGCCACAATACAAAGCTACTATACATTTAACGGTGAAGAAGGATCTGCATCACAAGGATTTGTTGTTTATGGAAGAGAAAAAGACTTTAACGGACACGATGTAATAAAAAGTCAGACTCTTGATAAGAGAACAACACACTGGGTAAAAGAAAGACAAATAGTAGGTGTTAAAAATGACTCTTGACTTTCTTGATATTAAAATAGGTGATTTAATAAAATATAACTTTTTGTACTCAAATGAACCTGAAAAAATTGGTATTGTTTACAAGCTTAAGAAAGACTATAACTTTTCTGCTATGGTGTATATTGTCTATAATAATGATATAGACTGTGTTCCATACAATATTATGGAGTATAAAATTCTTGATAGAAAAATTTAAACAGCATATTAACAGCGTAAAAAACATAGCTGTTGAATATCCAATATTTAATTTTACTGCTTATTATAAAAACTGTCTTATACTTCGAATTGAAAAAGAAAAGACTTTTAAGAGTTCATTAGTATTCTTAACTGATGAGGGACGAATAAAATCAATTGATATTGAAGACAAGAGCGGTATAATTGTTAAAGTTACATCTCTGAAAAATATCAAGTAATAAAAATGCCCGACGTTAGAGAAGGATTTGTTAGACTTGGAAGAGACTACTATTTAGACGTTCACGATATTGGAGAACTTATATGTGTAATAATTGACTCTGGCCGTTATAATATTTTAACAATCTACGAAAACTGCTTGTTAATAGACGTGACATATGATAATAAAAAAATAAGGCCTAAATCAATGTTACTACTTTATAACAACAGTATAAAAGAAGTATTAATGACAAATTTCAGCGAAATACAAATTAAATTCTTAAATTAAGAAAGCAACAATACATGTCAAAATATAGCGAAGGCTTACAAGCAAGTGATCTTGTGGTTTTTAAACATAAAATATTTAAAAACCAATACTCAGGACCACGAACAGCACTAGTTCTAAGTAGAGACTTTTTGTTTGAAAATAAAACAAAATACGGCGTAAGAAAATTTTTTGACTATAAAATGTTAGATACACAAAGCAACAAAATATACAATATAAAAACACGAGACATAAAAGTTATTAAAGTTATGAAAGGAATTAACAAATGAAAATTGGAATTACGGGAGAAAAAGGTTTTATCGCAACTAACTTAGCAAAAGAAATTGTTAATCAAGGACACGACTTTATGTCTTTTGATAATTCGCATGCTATGAGTAACATGGAGTATACTGAAACTGACGAAGTTTGTGTATATAGAAATAGTGTAGACGACTGGGTTAGCCTTTTTAAGGATTGTGAAATTGATGTTGTTATACATAATGCTGCAGTTGTAGGAACTGATGTTGTTGCCTTAAATCCAGAGCACTCTATGAACACTAATATTCTAGGTACACAAACAATTGTTGAAGCAGCAAATAAATGTGACATCTTAGTCGTTTATACAGGCACTACAGTTATTTACGATACGTACAAATATCAAGAGTCAGACATCTTAGAAAATAGTGAAATCTTTCCTAGAACAAACTATGCAGTGCAAAAATATGCAGGTGAAATGTTAGTTAGAAATAACGCAAAAGAATGGCTTGTTACTCGGCCTTTATTTGCATACGGTGGAGTAGGTGACATGAATTCGTTGATTGCAAAATCGTTGTACGGCATTAAAAATGGTATCAAAAATATTGATATGTTTTTAAGTCCTGAAAAGATTAAAGATTATATGCATGTTGAAGACTTTTGCAGTAACGTTGTAAGGTTAATCGACTCTAATATAAGAAACGAAGACTTTAATATTACAGCATGCAATCCATATAATACTTTAGAGATTGTTAATATGATTGAAGAAGTAACAGGACACAGTCTAGAAAATATTGTAAAGTGGCATCCGGACACAGACTATTTAGGTAATCATAGACTCTCTAATGAAAAGTTCATTAAGTTCACAGGTCATTCAGAAGCAAGATCTCTTAAAGAAGGAATTAGACAGTCATGGGAATCTATCAAAAACTCAGGTGAAGACTATAATCCTTTAAAATATTTAAATCAAGCTAACGAGAAAGGCGTTGATCTAAAAAAATTCTTTCCTAAATAAACTGTTTTAGGGTTTTAACGCTTAGACATACTTATTCTAAAAGGAGAAGATATGTCAAAAGCATCAACACAAGTAACTTTACAATGTGAAAGCTGTAAAGTTAAATACAAAAAACCTAAATCTCGAGCAAACACATCTAAATTTTGTTCTAGAGAATGTAAAAATAAGTCTAGCACCAAGTATACTTTAAAAAATTGTGAAGTATGTAGCAAAGAATTTAAGTCAAAAAGAGGAAAAACTTATTGTACTAGAGAATGTTACTTAAAAAAGAACAAGCTTGAAAGAGTCGATTTAAAGTGCGATTATTGTGGAAGTGACTACCAGAAGCCTATAGGCAGAGAAACTAAGTACTGTGGTAAAGATTGCCAAAACAAAGCACAAAGTAGTGGTCTTCACGAAATACCTTCTAACGGTAGAATGGGATTTAGGCATGATTTACCTTCTAACTACTTTTTTAAGTCGTCTTTAGAGGCAGACTATGCACGATGGTGTGAAGCTACAAACAAGCCGTATGTTTACGAGCATAAAACATTCACAGTTCAGTATGATGGCAGAGATAAGCAATATACACCAGACTTTTATCACCCGGACGAAGATAGATACGTAGAGCTTAAAGCTATAAGAAGAGACAGAAAATTTAATTCTAACCTTTTAGCTGCTGATATCTTGAAGCAGCAAGGTGTAAACATTGACGTTTTGCTAATGCATGAATTTTATACTCAGATAAAGCAAAGTAATCATTATTGGAATATAGACAATATAGAAAACAAAAATTATAATGGAACAAGACATCTTATATACCTCAAAAAATCGTCGTCATAAAGGTTTTGCCGCCTTGACAACTGCAATGATTGCTGCTTTGCTCGCACTTTTATCTCTTTCAGCAATACAATACGGAAGAATTGCTTTAAATGTCTACGAAGAAAAACAAATCTTAGACTCGTGTAGCGTAGGTTTAGGCTTGTCTGTAATAGAAACTAATGATGTTCAAGCCTTGTGCAGTACAGACTCTCTTAACGAATGTGCTAGCTATATTTCACAAAATGTTTCTCCTGACTTTGAGTGCATTGACTTAGGTCTAGAATGTACGCCTGATAGCGTGTGTGTAAGAAAGTTTGGTATTACCTCAAACTATAATCCTGGAAGAGGAGAAACTTCAAAGTCTGTAACTGTGTCTGTTGCTGAAGAAGTTCATGATGTTGACTTAATTAATGCTGCTGTTATTATGCTATTAGACTACAGCGGTTCGATGGGAGGAAACAGAATACAGCAACTTAAAGACACAGTAACACAGTTTATTAACTCAGACTTTAATCTAAGTTATTCTGTTATCCTTTATAACAGCAGTGTGATAGAAAAATCAGGTATTGGAAAAAGTCAGCAACACAAGCAATCTGTTCTTTCTATCGTTAACAATAGAAGCCCGAGTGGAGGAACAAACTTCGTTGTGCCTTTGCAAGAAGCAATGTCACAAATTCAAACGACAAACTACGAAGCTTACTATATTCTTCTTATCTCAGACGGATCGCCTAACGAAGGATCTGGACCCTCACAGACATTTGTGCAAAACAATATAAGAAGCATTAACGATAACAACTGCATATATTCTACATCAGCAGAGCCATGCATTACTGTTTATACTCTAGGGGTTGATAATGCAAATACAAGCGCTTTACAGTCTATAAGTGGCAATACAATTAATACAGCACCTAACGAGTTTTCTTTTGTCGTTAACGCAAATCAAGTCACTGCTGCATTTAACGCAATCATAGAAGAAATTATGTGCAGAATAGGCCCTGTTCTTGCTGAAGGTAGTTTAAATGTTTTTAATGACCAACAAGTTTTAGATGAAGGTGTTGACTATTTGTACGACAATCTTTATAAAATTATAAAGTTTTATGATGTAGAACCTTTTAATATATGCACAAACATGCTAGATAATAATGCACAAATTACTTTAAGATGGGGAAAACCTAAGTTAAATGTCCAATAAATATGAAAAAGAAATACGATTTGTGTCGCAGCTTAAAAAAGGTGACATGATTGACGTGTTTTTCTATGGCAAAAAAATTAAAAATAACTGCTTAGTTGTAGAAATTATTCAAGATCACTATTTTATAAAAGGACTGATCGTTTATTTAAATGGAACATCTAGAGAAACAATAGATTTAGAAAATCAAGATGGACTATGGGTTACTAAGTCTAAATGTGTATAAATATTAAGACAAAACTAAAGCAATGTACTTTCTAATTAAAGACTCATTTTGACCTTGTAAATTCTGTGACTGCTGATTTTGTTTTTGTTGAAGTAACTGTCTAATATCGTTAATTAATTTAAGTACCGATCCTTTACCAAACATTTTTTCTATATAATTTATTACATTTTTTATGCCTTCTTCGGGCAAGTATAGATTGGCTTCAACTGCAAGCGTTATTGCATAATTGACGCTTTGATGTATTTCTTTAACAATTCTAAGCACTTGTCGCTGGCTCATTCCACTGAAAAACTGTGATAGCTGACTAGAATTGTTTGAGACCTCCTCGAATAAATAATTTTCGCCTCCAATGTAATGTATTCTACCTAAGTCTAAACTGTTCATATGAGTTTCAGGCATTGTTTTTACCAGTTCAATAGTCTCAAGATATTGTTCTACACTTTTCGAAGATCTTAGTAAAAACATTAAAAGATCATTATAATGCTTTTTGTTATTTGGCTTGACATCGATATATCTAAAACAAGCTTTGCATAAGTCAATAAGAGTCTGAAATGGAATCTTTAACTCATAAAAATACCTTAAATACATATGGAGTCTGCTAATATCTGGAGGAATATCTCCTGAAATTATTCCTGTAATTAGTGCTTCTGCGTATTCTGCGTTTTTTGTTTCAACTTTTCTATTGTTTTTAAGTATTAAACGAGTTTCTGCAGGTGATTGTGACTGTTTAAGTTGATCAATTAAAGGACTCCAGTCGTTTGCTGCTTCAAGCCTTTGATTAACAAACTGGTGGTATTTCTGATTTGAAATTTGTCTTTTAATGTTTTCATCGCTAATGTTAGATAAATTTTGTTCAACGTTTTGTCTAGCTTTTGCACCTAGACTATCGATGCTTTCAAAAATTATATCAATTATTTTATTTAAAAGATCAATGCTAACGATGTTTATTATTTCTGGTTGGAACAAGTCAAAAAGGCCACGAGATATACTATTAATAGAACCAGCAATTTGCGCTGCAGATATCGAATCTAACTCTTTAAATAAAAACTGTTGAACTTCAGGTATCGCTGTAAAATATTTTCTTTCCCAAGGCAACGTACATACAGTTTCATTATACTTTTTATTTTTTGTAGGAAAGTAAAAAGAAAGCATTTTTACTAAGGTGTTTTGTATATCTTGGCCAGTAAGATTATCTAATCGACTTCGATACCTTGCTAACTGAGAAATCCCACTTATATCTACATTTAACAATAAACGACTATTGTCAAGCCTGTTTAACTTATCTAAAGACTTTCTAGAAAACAACATATCGTTTACAGATGACGTGCTGGAATATTGTATGTTACCAAAAACTAGCATGCCATAGCTGACTTCATATGAGTTTTCTATATAAATATCAACAAACTTTTCAAAGTCTTTTTTTGTTACTTTTTGTTTGTTTATTGGAGAAGTTAGTATATCCATAAATTTTGGAAAATAATAATTAACGTCACTGTCTGCAAAGTAGTTTATTTTTTTGCAAAGCTCTGCGATTAAGTCTAAACATTCTAAGCTAATATTTTCTATATTATGTTTATCAACCCTCATCGAAAGCATTGGATTACTAGATGTACCAACAGCTTTATTTATTTTGTTTTTTGTATTTGAAAATAAAACGTGATTAATAAACATACTTTCTATTTTTAAGTTATCATTAACAACTAAGTCGTAAACCTTTTGTACTGTTTCGTATGTTAAATCAGCAGAATCAGCAACTTTATTGATTTCATCACACCAGTAAAGTGTAGGCAAAAGTCCTTCTATTTTTTGAAGCTGATTTTGTTTAAATTCTTCTTCATCGACATCGTTTTCTTGCGCAATATCGTTTAACGTTTCAAAGTCTATGTCTAATGCTAGATCTTTGTCTGGAAAAAAGCTTGCAACATTTGAATGCCATTCTACCTCTTTACCTTTAACTCTGCCTAACTCTACAACTTTTGCTTTTCTCTGCGGATTGTAAATAACACAGACAGGTCCATCGTGGTCTCCTCTAAATATAATTCCGTCTATAACAGAAGTTAAATACTTGTGTGTATAATTGCCCATAACGTATCTAGTAAAAGAGAAAGCAGAAGACGAAGTTAAATGTTTATTGTTAGGATCGTCAACTAAATAACTAGTTCCAGTTATTCGTTGTGTCAGTGAAGCACAAAATTGCTTTAAGTCTTCTTTTGTTTTTGTAAGCAATTCGTTTTCTGCAAGAGAAGAAAACTTTTCATCAAACAGTTTCTCTATCTGATCTTCTATCCTCCATCTGTCACCGTGAATTTGCTTTGCAAGATCTTCGAAAAATATAATATAATTACTAATATCAACTTCAAACTTAAGACATATATCACCATACAAGCTAACAATAGAAGGATTAAAGTCGTAACACGTATATAATCCTGGCCCATACATATCACCCTGCCCAGGTGAAAATCCAGTGCCAACTGTATATGGATCTGCTAGTAGCTCTGTAATGCCTAAAAACTCTATGTCACTTTTACTTTGCTTGGCTGAACCAAGTTTGGCTTTGTTATAAGTAATTTTATTAACAATATTCCTAGCCTTGTCTTTGACTCTTTTTGGTTTTTTAGGCTTGAAAGGTTGTTTTGTACTTTGTACATAAGAAGAGTAATGTTTGAATTTTTTTGCACCAGTTAAGTGATAAACTGAAAGTTTGTTTCCATTTAACTCTACACCTTTGTTTTCTTTAATAAGAAAATTTTCTTTTAAACTATATCTTGCCATTATAAACCTTTTTATATCTTTTATGTGTAAATATAAATATTATGTTGATATAATAAATAAAAAAGGATTGTTATGTCTAAATGTTTAATTGTGCTAGACCATAGTTTTAGACTCAATAGTCTTTTAATGAAACTAGGTTTGTCTTCTTATGAAAACGCTTCAATTGTTTACGTATCTAACTGGTATTATAACAAAGCTGCAAACAACTTATATAAAAAGTGTGACATAAGTTTATACAAAGAGTCAATAAATTATTTAAGCTACAAACTTAAAGAAAAGTATAATGCAGATCTTTTTATTTTAAAATCAAAAAATCCAGCAAGAGAAATAGAAAACTTTTGTTTGGAAAATCAAGTTGATACAATCTTATACGACTTACCTTTGTTTTCTGACAAGTTGGACTTTACTGGCAATGTCGAAGTAATAGAAATTGATAGTGACAGTTATATACCAGACTGCACAAAAATGACAGCTAAAAGTCGTTGGATGTTTTGGGATAGAAACAGAATAGTCAACAAAGATATGTGTTTACAAAACATAGAAACAAAGTTTTACAAATCAATTGGCACAAAACATTCTATTGACATTGATATGGCACACAAAACAAAAGAAAAAGTAGTTAACAAGATAAATCACTTAAAATCTACTTTAGAAAACTATAATACAACTAGAAATATGCGAGAAGGTAGCACAAACATTTCAGACTACTTACATCACGGAATAATAGACGCAAGAGACCTAACACATCTAATACTTTCAATAGCAGGTAATAACCTACAAAAAGGCAACAAGTTTATACCTTTTTTAAGACAGCTAGCTTTTAGAGAAATATCAATTAGAAAAACAAGAACAAAAGAAATAGGTCTTCACGACAAAGTAGCAGAAACTGCTGCTAAACTTCTTGACAAAGCATCTATTGATAACCTTAAAAGCAACGAGTTTGATCCTGTTTTTACAAAAGATCAATTGTTTAGTGGAAACACAGGATTAGAGAGACTCGACACAGAAATAAAACTTTGCATTGAAAACAGATGGATGCCCAATAGAGCAAGAATGTGGTTTGCAGGCGAATGTTATTGGGGCCTAGGTGGCGGGTTTAAATCTCTAGAAGCTTTAATAGAGTTTTTTAATCTATATAGCGATGACGCACAAAGCCCAAACAATATAGTAAGTTGTATAGAAAGCATGCGACTTAAATATGGTAAGGTTATGAAGTTTAACGAAGAAAGAACTTTTAGACTTTTAAGCGGCAAAGAAATCATTAAGCCTGCTAAGTAAGCAATGTTATCATCTCTTACGTGTAAATATTTTACAATAATAATATAATAAACAAAAACAAGAAAGGTTATAAATTGTCAATAAACAATATTATTCCTCCAGATAGATTTGTCGGGCTTCATGCCCACATTTAAGCGACGAAGAAACCATTAAATAAGATTTAATTAAATCTTTTACACTAAACTTAATGTAATTTTTTTATTTTTACTTGAAATATTTTTTGCTAATTCATTACAAATATCTTTATTTATTTGCTTTATTAATGATACAAGGCTTTCAACGTCAATAAAAGTTTCTTCTTCTAAGTAATATGGATATTCATCTTTACTTATAAAGTCTGAAATGTTAAAGTTTTGTAAATCGTTTTTTAAGTTTTCAATATTATAATTTGATTTTGCAATATCAAAAATCTTTGTTTTTTCATTGAACTCTATAATGAAAAGATATAGAAAAGCAAAAATAGAAGGCATACTGTCTTCAGCATCAAAAAAGTGCGGGTAATCTTTTGAAGAAAGAGCTTGCATTATAAATTCATTAAACAGATATAAATCGTTTTGTTCAAATTTAGTTTGTATGTTAAATTGAATTTCATCTTCTAAATATATATGATATAAGTCGTGTATTGACCATAATATACATAATAGGCAAAATAACTGGGCTTTTGTCTCTAAGAGAATTAAAATCTACTCTTTTAGTTTGGATATGTGTTTGGATATCTTTTATTTTATTGCTAGACAATCCTCTTTCTAAGATTGTTTTTTTAACAAAGTTTTTGTTCCACTCTAATAGTAAATCTTTAAATTCTTTTCTATTTAACTTGCTCATTTATGTTTCCTAGTAATATCTTTTACGTGTAAATTAAATATAATGTTGATATAATAAATTAAATATAATGTTGATATAATAAATAAAAAACAGAAAGGTTATAAATTGTCATTAAACAATATTATTCCTCCAGATAGATTTGTCGGCCTTCATGCGCACAGCACATTTTAAAAACTTAGTATGTGTATATTTACCTTAAAGGAGGTAGTATGCCAAGATACGTTAAAAACAAATGCGAAATATGTAATAAAGAATTTGAAGTAATTTATAAGAAGAGGACACAAAAGACATGTAGTAAACAATGTGCTTACAAGCTTAGAAAGAAAAATAAGAACACATCACCAGCGCAACAAAAAAAATGTAATATTTGCAATAAAGAATTTTTAGATAAAACTAAGATTAAACAAAAGACGGAATGTAAATCTTGTAAACTTAAAAAAGGTGTTAAAACAAGAAAGACAAACGGATCTTATAAAAGAACTGAAAAACAAAACAAAAAATTGTCTGAAACTTTGAAGCGACAATATGACAATGGCGAAAGAAAATTTAGTGAAGAAGCTTTAGAAAAGCTTTCAAAAGGCCTAACAGAAAGATGGGCTTCTGGAGAAATGAAAAACAAATCTCAAGAAACTTGCTTAAAAAAATATGGCGTCGATCACTGGACAAAGTCAAGTCAAGCAAAAACAAAACTTTCAAAATTAAGAAAAGGTTTTAAGTTTTCAAAAGAAGTTAGACGTAACATGTCAAAAGATGCTGCAAAAAGAATTAAAAAATATAAAATATACTCTTTTGGCAACGGAGGTTTTAGAGAGGACATAAATCTTTATGTTAGAAGCAACTGGGAAGCTAACTTTGCTAGAGTTTTAACGTATAATAAAATAAAATTTCAATATGAGCCAGATACGTTCGAAATATCTGAAGGTATAACTTATACACCAGATTTTAAGGTTGGAAACATATATTTTGAAATTAAAGGATATATGGACAATCGATCAGCAGAAAAAATTTCTGAATTTAAGAAGTCACGCCCAGACGTAACGTTAGCAATAATCTCAGGCGACGAATATGATTTTCTAAGAAAATCTTACTCAGATAAGATTTTATGGGAAGGTAAATAAAATACGTGTAAATAATAACATTGTATTTTATAATAAATCAAATTTAAACATATTAAAAAGGTATATAATGAATAACACATTTAACACAGAAAGGAGGTGCCTAGAGAAGGTTGAACTTGATATGCTTAGACCCGACAGATTCGTTGGTTTGCATGCCCATTCAACCTTCTCCTAGGTATCTACATTTGATGGACTAGGCTACCCAGCAGATCATATTGACTTTGTTTTGTCTGAATCGCAAGGCATGGACGCTTGGGCTCTTACTGATCATGGTAATGGTAATGGTCTTGCACA